AACTAAGCTTGATAATGCTTTAGATAAAATGGGTAAAGATGCGTTTGATGTGTTAGAACGTAATGGACATACAAAATTTATAGATGGTACTATTCAAAAAACAGATAACTACATGCCTTTGCGGTGGATGAAAGATAAATTACAAACTCTTTCAGGTACAGGTCAATTTGCTAAAGTTGATTTTCAAAACGCAGTGCTAGATGGTTTAACTAAAAAAATGGAACAGCTTAATCTTAGTGTTTCTACTGAACGATTGCAAGAGGCAGCTAAATCATTTACTAACACGTTATACAAACAAAATATTGATGTTGGACAAGCAGGATACATTACACAAGAAAATGTAATGAAACGAGCTTTAAATGAACTTACAGACATGTTAAATTTAACTGAATCTGAACTTGCTATCCTTGAATCTCAATTAAGAACAACAGGTAAAGGTGCTAAAGCTCCATTGGCTGCTTCAGTAAGAGGGCGAACACCTTTAGATTTAGAAGGTTCATTTACAAATGCACAGGGATACACTGTTCGACTTAAAGATTTTGTAGATACTAATGTACAAAACGTATGGCATAATTATAGTACATCAATGAGTGGTGATACTGCGTTACGAGCTTTAAATGTAAGTTCCCGTGAAGAGTTACAAGCTTTACGAAACCAAGTTGTTAAAGAATTATCAAACGAATCAGGTGTTGTTCCTAGAAAAAATGAATCTTACCTTGTTAATTTTGATAATGCAGTTGGTCATTTACTAGGCATGAGTCCTAAACGAGACCCTAATGGAGAAGCTTGGAAAACAGTACGTATTCTAAATAATTTGACACGTGCCTCAAAACTAGGAGCTACTTGGTTTGCTATGACAGCTGAGTTAGCATCAGTAACTAATCGCGTTGGTTTTACTAACATGGTTCGTTCTATGCCTGCTTTAAAACAAGCCTTTAATGCATACCGCGGTAAAAACTTTGATGAGGTATATCAAGAGATTAGATTAATTGAAGGTTTAGGTAGTGAGTTAAATCAAATGGCTTCTATTGCAAAATACGAAGACAATGTACAACTAGGTATTACAGAAGCTAGTGATACAGTATTTAGCCAATTCTTATCTAAAACAGAACAAGTCTCTGATTCATTAAGCGAAGCTACTATGGTATTAGGTGGTGTAAAATCAGGTACTGCATTTTTAGAGCATATGCATTCTATTGCTGCTCGTGTTAAAATGATGAAAATGGCACGTAAAGGCTTAGATGATAAAGGTTATGAATACTTTAAAATGTATGGCTTTGATAAAGAAACTGCTGACCAAATTGCTGCCCAAATTAATAAATTTAGTAGTAAAGACTTAAATAAACCTTTGCTTAATCTTGACCAGTGGGAAAACGGATTAGGACAACAGTGGAGTTTAGGTGTTCGTAGGCAGTCATACACGCTTGTACAAAAAGCAAACTATGGCGATAATATTGCTTTGACATTAGAAGGTAAACTTATTGGTGATACACCATTAGGTGCAATTGCTATGTCACTAAAACAATATATGTCAGTTGCATACAATAAACAACTTTCTAAAGGTGTTATGAACTTAACCAAAATGAATCGTGATAGTTTAGATACATTAGCTAACTGGGGATACCAAACAGTATTCTTATCACTAGCTTACACAGCTAAACAATACGCTAACTATGGTAATAATCCTGAAGAACTAGATAAACGATTACAACCTGACGTAATTGCTAAAAATGTGTTTTCAATGTCAACTATATCTACATTTATACCTAGTTTGGTAGACACTGCTAGTGAGTTTGCTGCTGATGAAAAGGTATTTAATACTTATAGCCGCGGTGAGCCAGCTGGGTTGCCTTCTTTACCTGCTTTAGAATATGTAGGTCAGGTGTACAAAGGTACTAAAGGTGTTGCAAACTATGTATCTCCATATGCAGATGCTTCAGAATCTGATATTAGAAACGTATTTAATATGCTACCTTTTAATAACCTTATGGGAGTTAAACAAATTACTAACGAAATTGCAGAAGAACTTGCAGAGGAATAAACTATGACTAAAGATAAAGCATCTTTAGACGAGTTGAACGGACTTCATGGAATGGTGGCTAAGCAATTAGCTACCAACCTTGACGACCCTAAGATGTTAGCACATGCAATAAAGTTTCTTAAAGATAACGATATTACAGCTGATATTGTAGAGTCAGAATCTATGATGAGTTTAACCCAGTCTATACAAAGGATTGCACAAGAAGCAGCAAAAGAAGAGAGTATGTCTGTCGAGGATATGCTCAAGACCTCCACAATCGCTCACTAAGGGCTTTTCTCGAGCCTACCTACCCTACCCTATAGGCAACTATAAGATAAGGGCTTGTAGGCTCTCTGAAGTGTCTTTACAAACAAAGGAACAGTATGAATCAACAAGAAACTAAGGCTTGTATCCAAGACTTTAAGGTATTCCTTAAGTACACTTGGTTGCACCTACGTTTACCACAACCAACTCGAATGCAATACTACATTGCTGACTACTTACAAGAAGGTCATAAGCGGTCACAGCTAGAAGCATTACGAGGTATTGGTAAGACTTGGATTACAGGGGCATACGTAGCATGGCGACTACTACGTAATCCCAATGAAAAGATTTTAATTATATCACAATCAGGTGCTCACTCAGATAACATTGCTATCTTTATTAGGAAACTAATCGATACTATGCCTATCCTAGAGCATTTGATTCCTCGGTCTGACCAGCGTAGCTCAGTAATCTCATTTGATGTAAATGGATGTGAGGTATCTGTGCAGCCTAGCGTTAAAGCTTTAGGTATTACATCTCAGCTACAGGGTAACCGTGCTAGTCTGCTAATATCTGATGACGTTGAGGGACAAAACAATAGTGCTACTGAGAAAAGAAGGCAAGACTTACTTAATCAAGTGGCAGAATACGAAGCTATCCTCCAGACTTCTGATAATGCTCAGATACTTGTACTAGGTACACCTCAGACTTCTGAGTCAATCTATACACGTCTTAGAGATAAGGGGTATGTAACTAGGATTTACCCGGCTAAGTACCCTGATAACATCGATAGTTACCAAGGCTGTCTAGCTGATTACATTGTGCAGGACATCAACAACAACCCCGCCCTTGTAAACAAGTCTATTGACGAAAGATTCTCAGATGAAGACTTATATCAGAGGGAATTAAGTTATGGTCGTAGTGGTTTTAAGCTACAGTTTATGCTTGATACTACATTGAGTGATGCTGAAAAGTATCCTTTAAAGACAAAAGACTTAATTGTCACTGACTTATCACCTGAACAAGCCCCTACAAAGCTCATGTGGAGCTCTCAGAGCCACGATAGTATTCAGGACATACCTAACGTAGGGTTCACTGGAGATACACTGCAGAGACCTAGCTTACAGGAGTCCTATGGTAACTACGAAGGAAGTATCTTAGCGATTGACCCGAGTGGTCGAGGTACGGATGAGATGGGTTGGTGTGTGGTTAATCATTTACTAGGTAAAGTATTTGTACCAGCATTTGGTGGTTTACGTGGTGGTTATGACGAAGCTAACCTTGTAAGGCTTAGTGAGATAGCTAAGGAATACAAAGTGAATAAGGTGGTAGTTGAGAGTAACTTTGGTGATGGTATGTTTACCAGCTTACTAACCCCTGTGCTTAATGCTATCTATCCTGTAGCTACTGAAGAGATACGTAACAATATTCAGAAGGAAAAGAGGATTATTGATACTCTAGAGCCTTTGATGAACCAGCATCGACTAGTATTTGATTATAGTGCTATTAAGAAAGATGTAGAGTTTGCTCTAAGTGAGCCTAAGAATATCTATTACTCTCTAATCTATCAGCTAAGCCATATAACTTATGATAGAGGTGCGCTGGTGCATGACGATAGGCTTGATGTATTGGCTATGGGTGTTCAGTTTTGGAACGAATATGGCATCTTAAAGCAGGATTCTGATGATGCATTGAACATCTATAAGAAGAAAAAGATTGAAGATGAGCTTAAAAGACGTGCTAATATCTTTAAGAGTATGCAAAAAAGACCACAAAGTAAGCCTAGTTTAGCTAGAATTAAGGCATTTAATTAGTGGTTGTAAGTCGTTGATTCTTTAGTACTTCATTTGAAGAGACGGACTTGGGGTGAGGATATATAATATCCGAACTCTCTAAGAATACTTTAAGTATACTTTAAGTATACTCTAAGTATACCTTAGCTATTAGGTTTTCTATCGGTGGTCTTTAAGGACTAACCGCTACTACCCCTACCTTAAATCTTATATCGAGGTTTACTGTAGGTTCTACATCGAGGTTTCCTGTGTAATCTTTACGCAGTCTCGATGACAACTACGTACTCTCTAGTCAACTGTAATCATTTCGATGACTCAAGCTAGACCTTGTATGCTATTAATATATGGAGAAATACTATGTGGACATCAC